CCTGACCCCACACCAGTTCAATTAGACATAGCTGAGTATTTACAGCATGGACCCCGTAGAAAGATCATACAGGCCTTTAGAGGGGTGGGTAAGAGTTGGATAACAAGTACTTATGTTGTGTGGAAACTACGGATAAATCCACAACTGAAGTTCCTTGTTGTCTCTGCAAGTAAAGACAGAGCAGATAATTTCTCTACTTTTACCATGCGTCTTATAAACGAGATGCCGATATTAGCTCCACTGCGTCCGGAAGACACTCAGAGGAACTCTAAGATTAGTTTTGATGTTGGGCCTTCATCTGCTGATCACGCCCCTTCTGTTAAGTCTCAGGGTGTTCTGGGACAGATGGCAGGTAGTAGAGCAGATGAGGTTATAGCTGATGATGTGGA